TGATTACCGCCATTCTTGGGATAACGCTACTGCTTTCTCAAGCTGGTTCTTTATCGAGATTGGCCGTCAAGGAGACCATCACGACAGAGGCGAGACGCACTTCTGGGAATTAGATGAAGTAGGCTCACCAAACACAGGACATGGCTACTTCCAACTATTTGCCTTAGCCTTAGTACCGCCAGTATTCTTTCAAATGATTAACGAGTACTTGACTATCTGGGACAAAGAGATGGCATCGGAAGGTGAGTTAAAAATTGCGGAAAAAATTAAATGAAAAAATGTTTAAATTCTACGGGCGACTGGTGCTTCTTTGCATTAGTTGTTTCTTACTTAGTGGCTGCGTTTGGCATTACACTATTAATCTTAACATAAAAGTAACTCAGGAATAATAATGACTAAAAAAGAACTACAAGCACAACTCGCAGCAGCACAGTTAAAAGCAAAAACGGCTACTGGTAGAAATAGAGTAGCTGTTCAAAAACGTATAGCTAATTTAAAAAATAAAATTACTAACTTTACTGCTACCCCAGTCACACCTAAAAACCAAGCATCTAGGAAACAGTCTCGTACGGGACGACCTCTTAAAAATAGCATTGGGCAGCAAGTAGCTGAGATAAAGAAAAATAAACCTACTACACCTACTGTTGGTGAGTCACCTAATAAACCTAAAGGTCGTGGTGGTAATATAGGTCGTACTCATATGGGTGACTTTGTAACTAAAGCTAAAGTAGCTCCTAAGCCTAAGAAGAACTATGGCGAGTCTGGTATGGGAATGAAGGCTTATCAAAACTTAAACTTTAAACGTAGAAAGTAATGATAGGATTGTTACTAGCTCCAATAGCCGAAGTAGCTAAGACTTGGGTAGGCGGTAAGGTAGCTGTCAGTAAAGCTAAGTCTGAAGCTAACCTAGAGACTACTAAGGCTAGAGCTGAAGTCATGAAGAAGGTTGCAGCAGGTGAGCTGGACTGGAATCAGACTATGGCTGAGGCTAGTAACAAAAGCTGGAAGGATGAGTGGCTTACTATATTAGTTAGTATACCACTTATCCTAGCTTTTACAGGGCACGAGGAAATTGTTACTCGTGGTTTTGCTGCGCTAGAAAGTATGCCTGACTTCTACAAGACAGCAGTAGGTGTGGTATTTGCTGCATCATTTGGTATTCAATCAATTAAGAATATGATGAAGAAGTAATATATGACTGACAAAACTGAGGCAGTTCCCAAACGTAGGGGCAGACCGCCAAAGAAAGCAATAGCCGCAAAGAAGGAAGGCAATCGTAAAGCAGTAGGCAGACCTAAGGGTGATGCAGACGCAATACGAGAATACAAAGCCCGACTACTTGCGTCCCCCAAGTCTCGTAAGGTCATGGATAGCATTCTTAATGCTGCCCTAGATGACGACCACAAAAATCAAGCAGCCGCTTGGAAGCTAGTAATGGATAGACTTATGCCTTTATCGTACTTCGATGAAGCTAAGAACACAGGTGGCAAAGCCGCAGTAAACATTACAATCACTGGTGTGGGTGGCGAAACAACTATTATCGGTGAGCAAGAAGAAGCTCTAGATGGTGACTTTATTAACCTAAATCCAGAGGTAGAAGAAAGTGAGTGATATTGATTTTGGTTTTATTAAAAAGTTAGAAGGTAACAAAACTAAAGGTTATGTACCTAAAGATAAAGATGGGGTGTTAGGAGATTCTGGAGTAACTATTGCATCAGGATTTGATTTAGGTCAAAGAAATGCTATGGATTTAAAAGGATTGCCTGAGGATATTGTTAAGAAATTTTTACCTTATCTGGGATTAAAGGGAGAGGCTGCGGATACTATAGCTAGCACTTTAAAAATATCAAATAAAGAATCAGATATTATTAATAAGTTTGCTGCTGAAAAGACAGTTAATTTATTAAAGAAACGTTATGAAAATGTTAGTGGTAAGTCTTTTGAAGACCTAACTCCAGAACAACAAACAGTCATGGCTTCCGTACAATTTCAATATGGAAACTTGGGTACAGAGACTCCTAACTTTTGGAGACAAGTTACTACAGGAGATTGGGATTCTGCCAAAAAGAACCTATTAGATTTTGGGGATGACTACCCTACCAGACGTAAAAAAGAAGCCGCCTTGCTTAAATGAGTACAGACCTAAACATTAAACTGTTACCGTGGCAACAAGATGTCTGGGACAGTAAGGCTAGATTTAAAGTAGTGGCAGCAGGTAGACGTACAGGTAAGTCTCGTTTAGCTGCATACCTACTAATCTTTTACGGACTACAAGTTAAAGCTGGTCATGTGTTCTATGTAGCACCTACACAAGGACAGGCCAGAGATATTATGTGGCAAGCATTACTTGAGGTAGGACACCCAGTAATCAAAAGCAGTCACATCAACAACCTACAGATTACACTTATCAATGGTGCAACTATATCATTGAAAGGTGCTGACAGACCAGAGACTATGCGTGGTGTGTCATTGAAGTATCTAGTAATGGATGAGTACGCAGACATGAAGCCAGAGGTATGGGAGCAAATCCTACGCCCTGCTCTTGCTGACCAAAAAGGCGGTGCTATGTTTATTGGTACACCTATGGGACGTAACCACTTCTATGATTTATATAAATACGGAGAGGGTTCAGAGGATAGTTCTTTTGAATCTTGGCACTTTACTTCGTATGATAACCCCATGCTAGACCCAGAAGAAATAGACATGGCTAAAAAGTCTATGTCTAGTTATGCGTTTAGGCAAGAATTCTTAGCATCCTTTGAAGCTATGGGTTCCGATATTTTCAAAGAAGACTGGATAGTTTTTCTTGAAGAAGAGCCTGATGTTGGGGACTACTTTATAGCTATTGATATGGCTGGTTTTGAAGACGCTAACAAAAAGAAAAAGAAAAGCCGTTTAGATAACACAGCTATTGCTGTAGTAAAAGTCAGTGAAGCAGGTTGGTGGATTGCTGATATTATATACGGAAGATGGACTTTTGAAGAAACTGCAAAAACTATTTTTGATGCGGTAGATGAGTATGAGCCAGTGGCAGTTGGTATTGAAAAAGGTATATCAAAACAAGCTATTATGTCTCCCCTCTCTGATATGATGAGACAGAACAATAAGTTTTTTCGTATAGAAGAATTAACACACGGCAATAAAAAGAAAACGGATAGAATCGTAGCTGCATTGCAAGGTAGGTTTGAGCATGGTGCTATATCTTTACCTAAAGCAGATTGGAACGTAGAGTTTTTAGACCAGTTATTTCAATTTCCTAATCCACAAGTTCACGATGACTTAATAGACGCGCTAGCTTATATAGACCAGTTAGCTAATGTAGCTTACCACTTTGATTATGAAGAAGATACTTTTGAAGTATTGGATGCCATAGCAGGATATTAAAAATGTTTGAAGAAAACGAAGATAATAAAGACCAGTATTTAGAAGATTGGATTATGGAGCGTTGCGATAAGTGGCGTGACCACTACGAAAGTAACTACGCAGAGATACATGATGAGTACTATCGTATCTGGCGTGGTATATGGAATAAATCTGACAGTATGCGTGAGTCAGAGCGTTCTCGCCTTATCTCTCCTGCTACGCAGCAAGCAGTAGAAAGTTCAGTTGCAGAGATTGAGGAAGCTACGTTTGGTCGTGGTAAGTTCTTTGACATTAAGGATGACCTACAAGACCCAAATCCCAATGACATTCTTTTACTACGTAATCAATTAGAAGAAGACATGCATTTTACTAAAGCAAGAAGCAGTATTGCTGAATGTTTAATTAATTCTGCTGTTTTTGGAACAGGCATTGGCGAGTTAGTACTAGATGAAGTAGTTGAGCTACGTCCCTCTACACAACCAGCTATGAATGGTGCTATGCAAGCAGTAGGAGTAATGAGAGGTAATAGGACTACTGTACGGCTAGACCCAATTATGCCACAAAACTTTTTAATTGACCCACTAGCTACTAACATTGAAGATGCGTTAGGTGTGGCTATTGACAAGATGGTTCCTTACCATGAAATTAAAATGGGTATGGACAAGGGAATTTATCGAAAGGCAGAAGTAAACAAAGAAACTTATGATACAGATTTAGATGATGCTAGTGATATAGAAACTAGTATGCATGAAACAGATATGGTTCGTTTGACTAAATACTACGGACTAGTTCCTACAGAGCTTTTAGATAACTTATCTTCTGATGAAGAAATAGAGCTATCCACTCTGGGAGAGCAGGAAGATGATGAAGAAGAAAGTAGTTACACGGAAGTTATTGCAGTAGTAGCCAATGGTGAG